ATGCGAAGCTGGTTTGATGCAGATAGATGTCATGACGGTATAGAGTGCTTACGGCAGTATCAGCGTGAATACGATGAGGACAAGAAGGTTTTTAGGGATAAACCCAAACACGATTGGACTTCTCACGGTGCAGATGCTTTCCGTATGCTTGCAATAGCATGGAAAGAAGAAGATAAAACCACTCCGAAAGACAACTCTATCAGGGGTATTGTAGTAGGTGAGAACAAAACCACATTGAATGATATGTGGCGAACTCAAACCACAAAACCTAGCGGAAGAATATAAGCATGGAAAATTCGTCAAAGCACACCTATGAGAACTGGTATAACGAGATTGCCAGTTATGAGCGTACCTTCAAGAAATGGGAAGGGCGAGCAGATAAAATCCTCAAACGCTACCGTGACGATTCTAGGACTCAAAACAATCCTAACGCTAGATTCAATATCCTATATTCCAATGTGCAGACGGTTATTCCAGCCATCTTTGCACGACTACCAAGACCTGATGTAAGCCGTAGATTCCGTGACAACGACCCAATTGGTCGTGTTGCTTCTATGATGCTTGAGCGAGCATTAGAGTATGAGCTAGAACACTACACAGATTACAAGTCCGCTATGGACTCAGTTGTATTTGACCGCATGATTGGTGGTCGTGGTACAGCTTGGGTTCGTTATGAACCGCACATCGTTGCTGGTGAAGGCACACCTGAAGATGGCGTACAGATTACCGAAGATATTGACGAAGCAGATGAGTCAGTTGAAGGTCTAGAGAACGAAAGCCAAGAACGCATTGAGTACGAGTGTGCTCCGATTGATTATGTTCATTGGCGTGACTTTGGTCATTCAGTAGCAAGAACATGGGAAGAAGTAACTGCGGTATGGCGTAAGGTTTACATGAACCGTGATGCCTTGGTTAATCGTTTTGGCGAAGAACTTGGCTACCAAATCCCATTGGATTCAACACCGCATGACTCAAAGACTTATGCCCAACAACAAGATATGGCTATGCAAGCCACAATCTATGAGATTTGGGACAAAGAAACAGGCACAGCACTTTGGATTAGCAAGTCATTAGGCAAGATTCTTGATGAACGCCCTGACCCATTGCAGTTGGAGAACTTTTGGCCATGTCCGAAGCCATTGTTTGCTAACCTTACAACTGAAAACCTAGAACCAATCCCTGACTTTGTGATGTACCAAGACCAAGCAAGGGAATTGGACACACTTTCAGACAGAATTGACGGCTTGATTAACGCATTAAAGGTTCGTGGCGTTTACGATGCAAGCTCAAGCGAATTACAACGACTATTTTCTGAGGGAGAGAACAACACCTTGATTCCAGTTCACAACTGGATGGCTTTTGCTGAGAAGCAAGGCATGAAAGGTGCAATTGACTTAGTAGACATTACCCCATTTGCTCAAGCTTTAGCCCAATGCTACCAAGCTATGGAGCAAGTCAAGGGTCAAATCTATGAATTGATGGGTATTGCCGACATTCAGCGTGGTCAAACAGACCCTAATGAAACGCTTGGTGCTCAGATTATCAAGTCAAACAACGCTGCTGGTCGTTTAAAGACTATGCAAAACCATGTGGTTCAGTTTGCAACTACTTTGTTGAACATCAAAGCACAGATTATCTGCAATCACTTCTCTGAAGATACGATTCTAAAGATTTCAGGTGCTGACCAGCTATCTGACCAAGATAAGATGCTTGTTCCGCAAGCTTTGGAGTTACTAAAGCAAGAATCTGCTAAGAACTTCCGCATTGAAGTCACTAGCGATTCAATGATTTATCAGGATGAGCAGCAAGAAAAAGCCGACAGAATGGCGTTCTTGCAAGCTATGGGTGCATTCTTCCAGCAAGCCGTACCAATGGCTACTGCCGTACCTGAAACTACGCCAATGTTGATGGAAATGCTTAAGTTTGCCGTGACAGCATTCAAAGCTGGCAAGCAACTTGAAGGCATTATTGACGAAACTGCTGACAAGTTCCGTGAACAAGCTAAAGCACAAGAAGGTCAGCCTAAGCCACCAACACCTGAAGTTCAGAAGATGCAGATGCAAGCCCAGCTTGAGCAACAGAAGATGCAAGCTCAGATGCAGTTGGAAACTCAGAAGATGCAAGCTCAAATTGAGATGGAAAGAGCTAAACAAGAGTATCAATCTCAAGAAACTCAAGTTCGTATGCAGATGGAGATGGAGCGTGATGCTGCTGAACGAGAGATGGAAATGAAGATGGCACAGATGAAGATGATGACTGAGCGTAACACTCAGTTGTTATTGGCTTATGTGAACAACGGTGCTAAGGTTGAAGTGGCTCAAATCTCTGCTGGCGTGAACGGTGGTGAAGGATTGCCACAAGCTTACGACTTGGATGAAGATATGGCTAAAGCTATGGAACATCCAATGCAACCGATTGCTAATGCAATTCAACAAGGCAACCAACAGACTGCCGAGATGATTGCACAGTTAGCGGACACTATCAATCAAAACCAAACAAGACCTAAACAGGTCATTCGTGGAGCAGACGGTAAGATTATAGGTGTTCAATGAGTGCATTAAAGTATTCCAACGGTACTCGCCACGCCCAAAATGAGGGCTTGATTACCTATGCTGGTAACGGTGCAATCATTAACATTTATCAAGGCACAGCCCCAGCTAATGCTAATACTGGCATAACAACACAGACCTTGTTGGTTTCATGTGTTTTGGCTGGTGCATTTGGAACAGACACCAATGGAACTTTAACGCTTGGCACAGTCAATGATGGGGTTGCGGTAGCTAGTGGAACAGCTAGTTTCTTCCGCATATTTAAGTCTGACGGCACAACCGTAGTGATGGATGGCTCAGTAGGCACAAGTGGTGCAGATTTAAACCTTGACACGACCACCATCAATATCACGCAAACCGTCAATATTTCAGGTGGCACTATCATTAGGAACAATCAATAATGGCTATTACCGTTAAACACACCAAAGTTAGCACCGTACCTGATACCGCAGACACAAGTTTAGTACGCCCATCGGATTGGAACGCTGACCATACGCTTACTGGTCTTGGCACAATGGCAGAGCAAAATGCCAATAATGTCAGCATTACAGGTGGTTCAATTAGCGGTACGACTGTTGGCGGATACATTCCTACAAGTGAAAAAGCCCAACCTTTAGGTGTTGCAACCTTAGATGCTGGCGGTAAAGTACCAACAAGTCAGATTCCATTGCAAGGTGACCTTAACTATCAAGGCACATGGAATGCAAGCACAAATACACCAACTTTAACTAGCTCAACAGGCACTCAGGGTTATTACTATGTCGTGGATGTGGCTGGTTCTACCAACTTAAACGGCATTACTGATTGGAAAGTAGGCGATTGGGCGATATTTAACGGCTCTGTATGGCAAAAAGTAGACAACACCGATGCCGTGACCTCAGTAAACGGACAAGTTGGTACTGTGGTGCTTACAACAACCAATATTTCTGAAGGCACAAACGAATACTTTACCCAAGCTAGAGCAAGAGCATCATTGAGTGCTGGCACAGGCATAAGTTATGACAGCAGCACAGGCGTAATTACCAATTCAAGCCCATCTTTGGGTGGTGATGTTGTTGGCCCAGCTTCTGCAACTGATAACGCCATCACTCGTTTTGATACGACAACTGGCAAGTTAATACAAAACTCTACAGTTACTCTTGATGACAACGGCAACATCATCAACGCCAATTCTGTAGGCTTGGATACAACCCCAGCAACTGTACCGACAACTGTTGGCACAATGTCTTGGGATGATGGCGATGGCGTACCAATCGTTGCACTCAAAGGTGGTAATGTAAACCTACAGGTTGGCACACAAGAACTTGCTAGAGTATTTAACGATAGCGGTACAACCCTTACAAAAGGTCAAGCAGTCTACATTTCAGGTGCTCAAGGCAACCGAGTAGCGGTTAAATTGGCTAGGGCTGATGTAGAAGCAACATCATTTGGCACAATCGGTTTGGTTGCTGAAACCATGACTAGCGGTGCTGAAGGTTTTATTATCGTTTCAGGTGCTTTGTATAAGCTAAATACCACAGGATTGACTGCTGGTGCGACTGTTTACTTGTCACCAACAACGGCTGGTGCAGTTACTACAACCAAACCCCAAGCTCCTGACCAGCTTGTTGTTGTTGGTTGGGTTGAGCGTGTAGACAATATCGTTGGTTCTATATATGTCAAGATTGACAACGGATATGAGCTTGATGAGCTACATGATGTACGCATTACAAGCCCACAAAGCGGTAATGTGCTTATTTATGATGCAAGCACAAGCCCAATTGGGGTGTGGAAAAACGCTAACTTAACCGATGGTACTGGTATCACGATTACAGAAGGTGCTGGCTCAGTAACTATTGCCAACGCTGGCGTAACTCAAGCCACGGCCGGAACTGGCATTAGCGTATCGTCAGGCACAGGCAATGTAACCATTACAAACACTGCCCCTGATCAAACTGTAGCTATTAGTTCAGGCACAGGAATTAGCGTATCAGGCACTTATCCTAACTTTACGGTTACAAATACTGCCCCATCTAGCGGTGGTACGGTTACTTCTGTAAGCGGTACAGCCCCAATAGCTTCATCAGGTGGCAATACCCCAGCTATTAGCATCAGCCAAGCAACAACAAGCACAGACGGCTATCTATCAAGCACAGATTGGAATACTTTTAACGGCAAAGCCACATACCCTTCACAAACAGGCAATTCAGGCAAATTCTTAAAAACTGACGGAACAAGCCCATCATGGTCTACTTTACCAACGGTATTGCCTGTGTTAAATAGGTCAGGAAGTACAGTTAGCGTAGCCGTAGGTAATGGAGTTTTGCCAGTCCTAACAAGGGGTGGTACAACAGTTAATGTGGCAATCAATTAAGGATAAATCATGGCAGCAGTTTTCCCTCTAGTTCTTAGCGGAACAACAATTCAAGAATTGCAAACGGCAGACACTTTGAGTGGTTACGCCCAAACAGGTGCGACCAACACATTCTCAGGTGCTCAGATTGGTTCTGTGACTACTCTGACAGACGGTGCAACGATTACCCCAAACTTCGCCCTTAATAACAGTTTTACTGTGACATTGGCTGGCAATAGAACTTTGGCGAACCCAACAAATTTAGTTGCTGGACAGTCAGGAGTGATTATAATTAACCAAGATGCAACAGGTGGCAGAACATTGGCTTACGGTACAAATTATGACTTTGGTGGCGGTACTGCACCAACATTGACAACCACAGCTAATGCTCAAGACATGATTGCTTATTTCGTAGTTTCAACAAGCCGTATTAACTGCGTATTTACAGGGGATTTAAAATGATTGTAGCTGGTTCAGCAAGCCCATTATTGTTAGCTTCTGCTGGTGGCTACAACCTTACTCGGTCACTAAGATTAAGACAATCTGCATCTGCATATTTAGCAAGAACTCCATCAGTTTCAGGTAACCGTAGAACTTGGACTTGGAGTAGCTGGGTCAAACGAGGTACTTTAGGCTCAACTTTTCAAAGTTTGTTTGCCACAAGTAATGGCTCAACTGTACAGTTTTATTTAGGATTCGGGTCAGACCAGTTACAAACTCTTAATTGGGCTGGTTCTACACAAATGCAACTAATCACTACTTCTGTATATCGTGACCCATCTGCTTGGTATCATGTTGTTTTAGCAATAGACACAACACAGGCAACTGACACAAACAGAGTTAAATTATATGTTAATGGTGTTCAAGTAACTTCTTTTGGAACTGCTAGTTATCCAGCCCAAAACTTAGATATAGCTGTAAATGCTTTAGTACCTCATGCAATTGGCAGAGAAGAATACTCTGATAATCAATGGTTTGATGGTTATTTGGCTGAAACTTATTTTATTGATGGGCAACAATTAACTCCATCATCTTTTGGTGCTACCAATGCTTCTACAGGAGTATGGCAACCTAAGAAATATGCTGGCACTTATGGCACTAATGGCTTTTATTTACCATTTACAGATAATTCAGCCCTAACAACTAGCTCAAATGTGGGCTTGGGTAAAGACTTTTCAGGCAACGGCAATTATTGGACTACAAACAATATCAGTATTACTAGTGGTGCTACTTATGACAGCATGACAGATGTGCCGACATTGACAAGTGCGACTGCGGCTAATTATTGTGTAATAAATCCTTTACAAAAAGGAACAAATAGCACTATATCAAATGCCAATTTAACATTTTCAGCAACAGGAGCTGTATTAACTCAAGCACTTGGCTCAATTTATATGCCAAGCGGAAAATATTATTGGGAAGTAAATGTAACAACAAATACTGCTGGTAATGCAGTTTTTGGTGCAGCTACAGCATCAACAAACTTAAATACTGGATGCGGTAGAGATGCTTTTGGATGGGGATATCAGCCTGACACTGGAACATCGTATTTGTGGAATAACAACAGTTTTACTACAGCCGCAGCAGATACTAGAACTGGAACTTTTGCGGTTGCTTTTGATGCTGATGCTGGAAGATTATGGTTTAGAAATTCATCAGGTAACTGGATTAGTGGCGACCCTGCAGCAGGAACAAGCCCTTCATTTAGCAGCGTTCCATCAAACTCAGCACCATCCATATCATTTACATCAGGTGGTTCGGCAAGCGTTGAGGAAAATGTAAACTTCGGTCAAAGACCATTCGCATACACACCACCTACAGGCTATGTAGCATTAAATACTTTTAATCTACCTACTCCTACTATTGGTGCAACAGCATCTACACAGGCTGGTAAATATGAAGGCATCGTTACATACACAGGTAATGGTGCATCAAGCCGAGCAATTACAGGTCTAGGCTTCCAGCCTGATATGGTATGGATAAAACGAAGAAGCACAAGTGACAACCATGTTTTATTTGATTCTGTGCGAGTTGTTTCTTCTGTGCCACAAAGACTTTTCCCTAACTTAACCAACGCTGAAGATGGCAACTTTGGTTCATTAGATTCATTTAATTCTGATGGTTTTACTCTTGGTTCAAATGTGGCTACAAATGCCAATGGTGAAACTTATGTTGGTTGGTGTTGGCGAGCAAACAATGGAACTAATGTAACCAATACTGCTGGTTCTATTACTTCAACAGTAAGTGCTAATACAAGTGCTGGGTTTTCTGTAGTGACTTATACAGCTCAATCAAGCGGAACAGGAACTGTGGGTCATGGATTAGGTGTAGCTCCGAGAATGATTATTACCAAAGAGCGTGTTACAGCACCTTCAAATTGGTCTACATATCATGCAAGCCTTGGAAATACTGCTTATCTTTTACTTAACACCACAAATGCAGGAATAACAGCATCGGCTGCTTGGAATAATACATCCCCAACAAGCTCTGTATTTACTTTAGGAAGTGCATTTGCTGGTGCTGGAACGATGGTAGCCTATTGCTTTGCTCCTGTCGCAGGTTACTCAGCAATGGGTTCATATACAGGTAATGGTTCTAGTGATGGAACTTTCGTATATACAGGGTTTAGACCTAGGTATATTTTAATTAAAGAATCTGCTGGTTCTACTGGTGATTGGAAGTTGTTTGATACAGCAAGAGACCCTTACAATGTAAGCGGTAATATTTTATTCCCAAATTTAAGTGCGGCAGAAAGCACTGGTAATACAGGAGTAGACATTCTTTCCAACGGATTTAAATGCAGAAACTCATCTTTGGCAAATTCTTCTGGTGTTACATATATATATGCTTGTTTTGCCGAAAACCCTTACAAATATTCTTTAGCGAGGTAACAAAATGTTCTTATCGGCAGACCAAGACTATATGCCAACATCTGTTGAAGATGCTCGCAGTCTTGGTTTGTCAATGTACTTTACTGGCAAAAAATGTATTAGGGGGCATTTAACCGCTAGATACGCATCAAGCAAAGAATGTTTTTTTTGCAGAAAAGACAAAAATGTAAACCCTGATTTAAAGAAAAAACAAAAAGAAGCCAGTTTAAAGAACAAAGAAAAAATAAACGCAAAGGCAAGAGAACGATACAGGGCAAACCAAAACTTTGAAAAAGTAAGAAGCAATGGCAAATGGATTAGCAACAAAGAAGCTATGACTGCTAGAACAAGAGATTGGGAAGCTAGAAATCCTGAAAAAAGGCTTGCTATTACGAAAAACAACAACAGAATTAGAAAAGCTAGAACAAAATTACAATGCCCAAAATGGGCTAACAAAGATAAAATAAGAGAAATATACTTAAATTGCCCAAAAGGACATCATGTAGACCACATAATTCCGTTGCGAGGTAAATTAGTATCAGGGCTTCATGTGGTGGAAAACTTGCAATATTTAACCGCTACTGAAAACAATCGTAAACACAACAAATATGAGGTGATGTAATGTTTTATTCCACAACTACAGGGCAATATATCCAAGAGGGTACTGCTTTTGAGCTAAACGATATTTTTTACCCAGCCAACTGGCTTAATCTTTCAACGCCTGAAGAAAAGACAGCTTTAGGTTTGGAAGAAGTTATTGCTACCAACAGCCCAGCCAATCAGACTTATTACTGGGTATCTGAAACGCTAAGTGGCCCAAGTCTTACTTACACCAATACGCCAAAAGACCTAACAAGCGTTAAGTCTACGGCTATTAACCAAGTTAATTCAACTGCTTATTCAATCCTATTGCCAACCGATTGGATGGTTGTAAAAGCCGTTGAAACAAGCACAACTGTAGCTCCATCATGGAACTCATGGCGTCAGTCTATCCGCACTACTGCAACTTCAACTGTAAACTCTATTGAAGGTGCAACAGATGTTGATGGCGTAGCAACTATCATGGGTTCTATCGTTTGGGCTAAAGACCCTGACCAAGTAGCTTTGGAAGCTGCCCAAACAGTAGAAGATGTGCCAACTGTAGTTGAAGAAACAGTAGCGGAAACACCAGTTACTGAGTAATGACTACCGCTTTTCAGTCAAACGCATTTCAGAACTCAGGGTTTCAAGTAGACCCTGTTACTGGTGCTATTTATGTTGTAGACCAAAACGACCTATGCGATTTGATTGGAACGGTATCAGGCGGTGGTGAACCTACTGTTGATACACATGACGGCTTTACCAAAGACGAATACAAACGCTTTAAGAAGCTACAAAAGAAACTAGCTCAAGCTGAAGCTGCCAAGATTCAAGCAAGGCTAGATAAGCAATATCTACGCAAGCAACAAATCAGGGACTTAGTAGACCCTAAACCTTCACAAGTTAAAGTAACTAAAGTAGAATCCGTTTCAGAAGTTAAGATTGATAAACCGTCAATTGACCTTAAGAAACTCAATGCGACCATTATCAATCTTCAACGCCAGCAAGAACAACTGCTGAAAACGGTTGAGTTACGGAATCAGATAGCACAGGCACAAGCCTTGTTAGCGATTCATGAAGCTCAAATGGCTGCTGAACGAGATGATGAGGAAGCATTATTACTACTAATCTAAACCCACACGCAGAATACAAGAAGGCTTACGACCATCTACACGCTGGCAGATATTCTGCTGGCTTTAGGCTTTTTGAATACCGCTGGCATCTAGCCATCCTTGGTAACCAACAAATCCCATACGAAAGACTGCCAAAAGCACCAAAAACATGGCAAGGTGAGTCATTGGTTGGCAAATCTATTGTGGTTCAGATGGAGCAAGGCTTTGGTGACATATTCCAATACGCTAGATTCTTGCCAGCCCTTAAAGTCATGGGTGCTGAAAAGGTCGTTGTGCTTTGTGTGCCAGCATTGATGCAAGTTTTAGGTCAGATGGACTGCATTGACCAACTAACTAACAAGACAGAAGAAGGCCCAGCCCACGAATGTGACTACTGGATTGGCTCAATGTCACTTCCATACTACATTGACTGTGCGATGCCTTATGTAAAAGCACTATTTCCTGTAAGCAACACCAAGGTTGTAGGCTCAGAAGGCTATTTTGAAGCAGAACCAAGCCACATTCCTAAGAAAGTAGGCGTTAATTGGGCTGCAAGCAAGGGAAATCTGCAATGGGTCAAGTCAATTTCTGTTGAACACATGGAAAGCTTGGTTGGTGACGATGTTTATTCACTAAATCCTGAGAGTGATGGCTTTTTTAGACCCCTTCCCAACGATGGTTGGAAGAAAGATTGGTCAATTACCGCCAAACACATGAAGGCCATGAAGGGCGTGGTCACAGTTGATACAGGAACTGCCCATTTAGCTGGTGCTTTGGGCGTTAAAACCATTGTTTTGTTGCCAAAAGAAGAATTTGTATGCTGGCGATGGAAGAATGCTAGATGGTATGACTCCGTTGTTTGCTTACGACCTGACGAGTATCACAAAGTAACTGAACTAATAGCGAGGATGTAATGAAACATATTTGCCCACTATGCAAAAGCGAATACGAACCAAGAGATGACAGCAAATTATCTGAAAAAGATAAGTATTTGTTGCATTGGAACTACACATTAGGCACACCTGAAGCCGAAGAAGCATGGAAACTCAAGCAAGAAATGACAAAGCGTGAAGCACCCATGATTCAGTCAGACATTCAGGGCTATATCAGCCAAATTGATGGCTCTTGGATTGATTCCAAGTCCAAACACCGCAACCACCTCAAAGAACACGGCTGTATTGAGGTTGGCAACGAGAAACAGAGTAACGCAACACCAAAGCAAGACCCACAACTAAAGCAACGCATCGCTGAAATAGCGTATGAGAAGCTTAGATACCGATAATCCGACAACTTGGAGAAAACTATGTCAGAGCTAGACCGTAGAGAACAACTAATGGCTGCAATGGAGCAAGCAGAAGATGGCACATTGGAAGCACCTGTAGAACGAGAAATTGAGGTGGATGATGACCCAATACGCAACGAAAAAGGACAGTTTGCTTCTAGAAAAGAGCAAGAAGAACCGTCAGAAGAAGAAACACAGGTTGAAGCTCAGGCTGATGAAGCGGTAGAAGAAGCCGTTGAAGAACCCCAAGAGTATGTGCCTACTGTTGCTCGCCCAACTACATGGAAAAAAGAGTATCTACCGCTATGGGATAAGCTAGACAAGGGTGAAAACCTAACGCCTGAAGAAGCTCGCAAGATGCTGGAGTATTCAACCCAGCGTGAAACCGAATACAAAAAGGGTGTTTCTGCCTACAAAGCTGAAGCTGACAATGCTAGGGCTTTGACTGAAGCTATTAGTCCGTTTGTGCCTGAATTACAGAAAAATGGCATTCACCCAGCAGCTTGGATTAACAACTTGGGTCGTGCTCACATGATTTTGTCGCAAGCACCATACCAACAAAAAGTGGAATTATTTAACAAACTTGCACAAGATTACGGAATTGATTTAAACTCGGCTTATAGTGGTGAAAATACAACACAGTATCAAGACCCACAATCTGTTGCGTTGAAACAACAAATAGACTATTTGAACCAACAAGTTCAACAAGTTTCTAGTTGGAGAGAACAACAGGAACAATCCGTTCTGATGAGCGAGATTCAAAGATTTAGTAGTGATGTGGACAAACATCCACATTTTGAGGTGGTGCGTGAACAGATGGCTCAATTACTTGAGAACGGTTTGGCAAACGACCTTGAAACGGCTTACGCAAAAGCTGTGCGTTTGAATGATGAAGTTTGGCAGACCGAACAGAATAGACTTCTGAAACAGGTTACAAACCAAGTAAGTCAAGCACAACGAGTAGCCAAGGCCAAAGCTGCTGCGGTTAGTCCTAAGAGCGTTACCCCTAACACTCAGGCTGGAGCAACAGACAAAAAGGATAGACGGTCTTTATTAGCCGAACAAATGGGCGAACTAGGCAGTCGTGTTTAATAAACTAAATTAAGGAAATATCATGGCATTCGCTAACTCAGCAATTACCGATATTATCGCAACGACTATTCAAAGCCGTAGCGGTGAATTGGCAGACAACTTAACAAACAACAATGCGTTATTGAAGCGTTTGAAGTCTAAGGGCAATGTACGCCCATTCTCAGGCGGTAATGTGATTTTGGAAGAAATCATGTATAACGACCCTAACACGAACAACGCTAACTCATACTCAGGTTACGAAGTTCTTAACATTACTCCTGACAGCCCTATTTCTGCTGCTCAGTTCAGCATTACTCAGTATGCTGACTCAGTAACAATGTCAGGTCTTGAAATGTTGCAAAACTCAAGCAAAGAAGCAATCATTGACCTTTTAGATGGTCGTATGCAAGTTTCTGAAGCTCGCTTGCTAAACCGCATCGGTTCTGACATCTATGGTGACGGTACTGGTAACGGTGGTAAGAACATTACTGGTTTGGCAGCTGCTGTTCCTGATTCTCCAACATCAGGCACATACGGTGGTATTAACCGTGCAAACTGGACTTTTTGGCAGTCTAAGAAGTACGCTGGTGTAGCTGACGGTGGTGCAGCAGTTTCTGCTACAAACATCCAAAAGTACATGACTTCATTGGCTATCCAATTGGTTCGTGGTAATGACAAGGCAGACCTTATCGTTGCAGACAACAACTACTACTCATTGTATGTTCAGTCACTACAAGCTATTCAGCGTATTACTAGCGAAGAATCAGCTGCTGGTGGTTTCGCATCATTGAAGTTCTACGGTGGTGGTACATCTGCTGATGTGGTGTTAGACGGTGGTGTTGGTAATGCTTGTACGGCTAACCATATGTTCTTCTTGAACACAAACTACATCTTCTTACGCCCACACAAAGAGCGTAACTTTGTACCTATCGGTGGTGAACGCCAAGCGATTAACCAAGATGCAATCGTGAAGTTATACGGTTGGGCTGGTAACTTGACTTGTTCTAACAGCTTCTTGCAAGGCGTGTTGATTGCTTAATTGCGGTCACATCCATTAACTTTTAGGAGAAAATTATGTCTTATAACATTACCCCAACCGCTGGTATTAACTTGGATGATGTAGTTAATACAAATCCAAACTCTGCTGGCACAGGCGTACCTGTAAATGGCCCATTGGGTTCACAGGTATTTGGTTCAGACGGCAAACGCTATGTTCTAGGTGTTGCTGGTGCAGCAGTTACAGCATCAACAGCTACTTGCTCAATCAATGCTTCAACATTTGTTGTTACACCATCAGGTGGCTCTTACACAAGCCCAGCTGTTGCCGTAGCTTCAGGTGCTTACGCATGGTTCGCTGCTACTAGCGTTTAAGTAACTTAAGTAGTAAACTAAGGGGGCGGTCTTAACGGACTGCCCTTTTTCTTTTAACAACCTTAATCCCTTAAGGAGTATTAAATGGCTATTGAATCAGACATCCGTAATGGCGATGAGAACTTGTATGCTGAGTTCTACATCAAACCTGTAAAACAAAACTTTGCTTCTGAAGAAGCTGGCAGACCAATCTTCCAAGATGTTGTGTTTGTCAAAATCATGACTCCCAGCGACCAATTGACACAAATTGACACAATCGCTAGAGAAGACCACAAAGCACGATTCCCAAGACAATGGGCTCACTTCCAAAACAAGCAAGCTGGACAGCAACAAGTTATTGGCACACCTGTGGGTGAATGGCCACAACTAACCGCTAGTGCTGCCGAAGAACTGCGAGCATTGAAATTCTTTACAGTTGAGCTAATTGCCAACGCAAACGATGGTCAATTGCAAAGAATTGGCATGATTGCTGGTATGTCACCTAACTCATTGCGTGACAAGGCAAGAGCGTTCTTGAACCTAGCCAATGATTCTGCTGAAGAAGCCAAGCGTGAAGCTGAAATTGCTGAACTTAAGGCACAAAATGAGCAAATCAAAGCTGAAACTGCTAAACAAATTGCAGAAATGCAAGAGCAAATGAAGGCTTTGTTGTTAATGGCTTCTGAGAAGAAACCAAGAACAAAAAAGAAAGCTGAAGAAGTAGAAGAATAAATAAGGGGGTTCGCCCCCTTTTATTTTGTGCAGTAATTGTTATAATGAAGAAAACCTTAATTACTTAGGGTGAAAACCACTAAAGTAAAGGATTTCTCATGTCATCTACGATGCTTCAATTGATGCAACAAACGACCACAGAATTAGGTCTTGCATCACCCACTTATGTTGCTGGTAATACCTCACAAGAGATTGTGCAATTATTGGGTTTAATGAACGCTGCTGGATATGAGCTAACCAAGGAGTACGATTGGCGAGCAATGCAAAGGGAATATCGCTTTTATACCCAAGCGATTTCAACTACTGGCGATGCCGTTGATGGTTCATACAACATCATCAATGTGGCAAATACAACAGGTATTGTTGCCAATAAATGGATGGTTACAGGCACAGGTGTGCCACAAGATTGTTATGTAACTGCGGTTGTTGGCTCAACTGTTACCCTAAACCAGCCCCTAGAGCAGTCAGGTGTTGGAACTACCTTCACTTTTGGTCAAACTAAGTACGATTTACCCCCTGATTACGAAGTTATTACTGACCGCACACAATGGGATAAGACTAAGCATTGGGAAATGCTAGGCCCTGAAGATGCACAGCAATGGCAATGGCTAAAATCAGGCTATATTTCAACAGGCCCACGCATTAGATGGCGTATTCTAGGTCAATACTTCCAAGTTTGGCCTATGATGAACACCCAAGAGTATTTGGGCTTTGAATATCGCTCAAGAGCATGGGCTGAATCTGCAACTGGCACACCAAAGAACTCATTTACAGTAGATACAGACTTATCGGTGCTTGATGACCGTGTGCTTGTATTGCTAACTAAGCTTAAATTCTTGCAAATCAAGAACTTTGATACAACTGCTATTTCACAGGACTATCAGCGTTATTTGAGCGTTGCTAAATCTAACGACAAAGGTGCTCCAAACCTATCATTTGCTCCTTACCCAAGCAAGGTGCTTATTGGTTACGCAAACATCCCTGATACTGGCTACGGAAGTTAATTATGACTGTACCTCAGAGAAGAAGTGCAGCTACAGCTTCAATCTCAGCCCCTTTAGGCGGTTGGAACGCAAGGGATTCATTGGCAGAAATGAGTCCTTTAGATGCTGTAACCCTAGAAAACTGGTTTCCAACGCCATCCGATGTAACTCTTAGAAAAGGCTACACAAAGCATTGCACAGGCTTGCCAGCTGCCCAAGCTGACACTTTGATGAATTATGCTGGCTCTACAACTCAAAAGCTGTTTGCTGCCGTTAATGCTGTTATTTATGATGTAACAGGCTCATCTCCAGTAAGCCAAGTTACAGGCTTAAACAGCGATAGATTCCAACACATCAACATTTCTACGGCTGGCGGTCAGTTTCTTGTTGCTTGTAATGGCGTAGACCCAGTTCAAGTTTATAACGGCACTTATTGGTTCTCAATTGCAACCACAGGTACTGGTCAAACAATCAGCACAATTACTAGGGGTGGAACAGGCAACCTTACGGCAACCTTAACCACTTCTACTGCTCATGGATTGGTAACAGGCAACCAAGTTGTCATCACAGGAGCTACAGAAAGCAATTACAACGGCACTTACAAGATAACTGTCACAGGTAGCACCACTTTTACCTATACGATGGCTACAGCCCCATCTGCAAACGCTACGGTTGTGGGTAGTTATACGCCAGTTGGCATTACAGGCGTAAATAGCAACACATTTGTCAATGTGAACTTGTACAAAGAACGCCTATGGTTTACTCAAGAAGATTCCATGAAGGTTTGGTACTTGCCTGTAGACTCAATTGCTGGTGCTGCTAGTGAGATTAACTTTGGCGGTATTGCTCGCATGGGTGGATTCTTGCAAGCAATGGGTACATGGACACTAGATGCTGGTCAAGGCGTGGATGATTACGCTGTATTTGTGACCAACATGGGTGAAGTCATGGTTTATGCTGGCTTAGACCCTAGCGACCCCAATAATTGGGCTTTGCGTGGCGTTTGGCAACTAGGTCAAACATTCACAAGACGATGCTTTTTTAAGTGGTCAGGCGATTTATTGCTTTTAACCAAGGATGGTTTAACGCCTTTGGCTTCTGCTTTGCAATCTAGCCGTTTAGACCCTAGAGTAAACCTAACCGACAAGATTTACTTTGCTATTAGCCAAGCTGCCAGTCTTTTTAGCACCCAATTTGGTTGGCAGATTAACTATTTGGCATCAGCAAATATGTTAATTATCAATATTCCTACCGCTACAGGTTGGGAACAGTATGTGATGCATAGTATTACAAAGTCATGGGCTAAATTCACAGGAATCAACGCTTCTTGCTTTGAAATACATAACGACCAAATGTATTTTGGCGGTAATGGCTATATTGGCAAGTATTACGACTCTTTTGCTGATGATGGTCAAAACATTACAGGTTATGTGCAACAAGCTTATAACTACTTTGATAGCCGTGGACAACAAAAGCGTTTTACAATGGTTCGCCCTATTTTCTTGACAAACAATGGCTATCCAACAGTATTGGCTGGCGTGAATGTGGACTTTGATGTGCAAAACCAGCTTGGTTCTGTGACATTTAACCCAGTAGGTGACTTTGGTATTTGGGATGCTACAGATTGGGATGACTGCGTTTGGGGCGGTGGTGGTTTAACCGTCAGCAAGATATGGCAAGGCGTTACTGGCTTAGGCTACGCTGCTGGTATTGCCCTAAGTATTGCATCACAAGGCATTGAAGTGCATTGGGCATCAACCGACTTTGTAATGGAGCGTGGGGGAGTTATTTGATTACTACTGAGAATCAAGATTACTTGCGAGCATGGATTGAACGCATACTTTTTCAAAAATTTGGCGATGAAGCCAAGTTTATAGGGCAAGAAAAAGACGGTAACTTGGTAGCAGTAGTAGCTTTTACTAACTTTATACCCAATGCCTGTGCAATGCACATAGCAAGTGTTGGTGAGTACTGGATGGACAGAAATTTATTGTGGGCTTGTTTTGATTACCCCTTTAACAAATTGGAAAAAAAGGTTATATTAGCGACTATGGAAGCTTCAAATGAAGAAGCCATAAAACTAAACCGACACCTTGGTTTCCAAGATAAAGCGTTAATTGAAGATGCTCACGAAAATGGGGATTTACTTTTAATGGCGATGAGAAAAGAAGATTGCAAATGGTTAAATCTTCGTTGCTCATTACGCAAGAAACTAGGAGA